GACTGCTCTAGCCTCGTTCGAGAAGGTTTTCGGCACGGCCATGGAAGCTCGGGCGCAGAGAGTCAAACGGCTTCAGCGCGTTCAGGAGTACATCAGGGACGCGGAGAGCGCACCGCAGGCCACAATGGCCCTGGACAGGACTCTGGCGCGGCAGCGCCTCTCACGGCTTCGGAAGGAGGCCCGGGAGTTAACGGAGTATCTGGACACTCAGAACGCTGACGAAGTCAGCTAATCGGGCGGTCGCCGGGACCATCGCGTACTAGATTAAGATGGTCCTGGTGACAGCGCTTGACACTGTCAGTCTCTGACTCTTACAGTATTACTTGATCTCTCGGTCCAAAAAGGAGCTGGCAATGTTCAGAAAGCGCATGTCCGGGAAGGAGCATCGTCGAAAGTTCGCTCGAGCAAGGTCGAAGGGTAAGGCCCTCAACTCTCCGCGGTTTCCAATGCGGGGCGGCTTCAGGTTCTGATGTCTTGCGAAGCACCTCGGCGAGTTCATAGGCCCACCTCTGGTGGGCCTATCTCGTTTAACGGTCCGAAAAACGATGGGAGGGCCTACGTTCAAATGACACTGCCCTGCGGTACATGCCTACTCTGCCAAGAAGAAAAAGCACGCCAACAGGCTGTGCGGATTTATCACGAGTCACTCGGCTATCTCGAGTCGAGCTTCATCACTCTTAGCTATCGTCCGAAGGACGAGCCACCTCACGGAGGTCTGCGTTATGACGACCTGGTCAAATTCTGGAAACGAGTGCGTGAGCACTTGTGGCAGAAACAACGCAAGAAATTGCGTTACTACGCCGTTGGCGAGTATGGCGATAAATCACTGCGCCCTCACTATCATGCGTGCGTATTTGGGCACGCGTTCGTGGAAGACCGGATCATTCTTAAAACGACACCCCACCTGCTCTGGACGTGTCCACTACTTGCGGAATGGTGGGGCTTAGGCTATGTCTCAGTCGGCGCTCTGAACTTCAGAACAGCGCGATATACAGCAAGCTACGTCACCAAAAAGCTACGCTCAAAACAACAATACGTCCGTACGGACGAATCCACAGGGGAGTTAATCCCCCTCGAACAGCCCAGGTCATTCATGTCTCGGAACCTGGGCAAAAAATGGTGGCAAGAAAACAGACACTTCGTGTCAGCTCACGATTACGTAGTGATCGATGGCAGAAAACAAAAGCCCCCAAGGGCATACGACAAATGGCTGGCAGCCATCAACGAACTCCCAATGGAAATGATTAAGGAGGAAAGAAAAAGCAAAGTGATACAGCTGTCGCAAGAACAAGCATACGCGCGCGCGATTAACGTGCGTGCGCAAAAGCAGTTCAAAACGACAGCAATATAAAACTCATGGGTGTCATCACCCATGAGTAGCCAAGCGAAGCGCGGCCAGTCTTAACTACCACAGAGGTTAAATCCAATGTTACGCAACAAAACAGCGTCTCAACACAACTTCGCCACCATCCCTCACGCTGACGTTCCACGCAGCAAATTCAGAATGCGCCAAACGCGCAAACAAGCCTTTGACGCCAGTGACCTCATTCCCATCATGTGTGAAGAGGTTCTCCCTGGCGACACATGGCAACACAACGAGGCCATCTTGGCTCGTCTGGCTACTCCTATCGCACCAGCGCTCGACGATCTGGCACTGGAAACGTTTTACTTCTTCGTGCCAAACCGCCTCTCCTACCCGGAAATCAACAAATCTCTCGAAACCCGTCATGGGTGGGAGGCGTTCATCAGCGGCGTGCCGAGCACGGCGCTTCCCATACTCACTCCCGAGGAGCAGGCGGGCCCTGCCTATCCTGTCGACGTCGGGATGTTGGCCGATCACTTCGGCCTACCTACAGGCGATCACACTGTGCAGTGGGGCTTCACTTCAGCTCCCTTCATCGCCTATTTTCTGATCTGGAACGAATGGTTCCGCGATCAAAATCTGCAAGCCCCATGGGACTTGCAAATCGTCCAGGAGGCCATCGGCTTCGTTTCCTGGGACGAAATCACACGCGCAAGCGGCACTCCGACCGAATGGGATGGGATGCCGTTGCGCGCAAACAAGCGACATGACTACTTCACGAGTTCGCTTCCGTTCGCGCAGAAAGGCGCGGACGTCATGCTGCCGTTAGGCAGCACAGCAACGGTCTATACCAATGCAACCCCTCTGATCTCAACACCACAACCGGCCATGCAAATGGCTAACACGGCAAGCGGTTCACCAACCGGGCCAGGCTATATGACGACGAGCACGATCTCGGGGTTCGCAACGTCGGACCTGGATGGCGGTTTGGCCGCTGACAACACGATCTTCCCGTCCAATCTCTACGCCGATCTGTCGTCGGCGACGTCTGCAACCATTAATCAAATCCGCTTGGCGGTAACAACACAGCAGCTCCTCGAGAAGGATGCGCGCGGAGGTTCACGCTATGTCGAACAACTGCTTGTGCACTTTGGTGTCCGAAGCCCGGACTTCCGTCTGCAACGTCCTGAATATCTTGGAGGGAGTAAAATCGCGATCACAGTCAACCCTATTGCACAGACCGCGGCCTATGACGCCGAGCCCGGGCCAGACACATCAGCAATTGGAAACCTGGGAGCTGAGATGCACGCTTCGGGAAGCAATAGCACGTTTACATACGGTGCTACGGAGCATGGGTATATCATCGGTCTGTGCACAGTGCGGAGCACTCCAACCTATCAACAGGGGATCCGGCGGCACTGGGGATCAGTACGTCAGTCCCGCCTCGGCTACTACTTCCCAGTCTTCGCCAATCTCGGCGAGCAAGCCGTGAACACGACTGAGATCTTCTTCCCGATCGACACGACACCGGTCGTTCCGACCTGGGGTTACCAGGAACGTTGGGCGGAGTATCGCTACACGCCTAACGAGATCACCGGTCATCTTCGTTCAACATCGCCTACACCAATGGATTGGTGGCACTATGCCGAAGAATTCGTGGCTGAACCCGCGCTCAACGCCGACTTCATCACGGACAAAACCAAAGAGACGCTGTCACGGTCTCTGGCAACGCTACCGACTCAGTGGTCGGCGCAAATTATCATGGACGTCCTGCACGACAGTAAGGTCGCGCGTCTCATGCCCACGTACAGTATTCCGGGCATTACGAGGTTCTAGCCATGGCATTCCCTTTCTCAGCACTGGCGCCCATCGGGGGCGCCTTAATTGACGCGTTTAGTAGTCACTCGGCAAATCGCTCGTCAATGAGGTTTAACGAGCGTATGGCGTCAACAGAATGGCAGCGAGGCACAAAAGATATGCTCGCTGCCGGAATCAATCCGATGCTGGCGGTAAGCCAGGGAGGTAACAGCGCACCTACGGTGCGCAATGAGCCCGTGACCAAAGGCACGGCGACATCGGCTCTGAGCGCAATGATGGTGCACGCTCAGACAAAAAACATGGCCCTTCAAAATGACCTGCTCCGTGAGCAGGTCGAACAGGCCAAGCTCGAAACCGATGCAAAGAAAGTGCATCAAGGCGTTGGAGGTGGTAAAGATTTCAGATCAATAGAGATGTGGGATCATCTCGAGACGATGATTCAAAAGCGCATCAGCGCAACAGAGCAAGCAAAGCTCGACAAAACTAATGTGGAGATACGAGAGCTTGAGCAGAAGCTCTTGCAATCCACAATGGCATCTAGCATCAGCTCGGCAAAAAGCGCCGCAGAACTTGCGGCGCAGGAGGTGAATGTCGCGCAGATACGCGCGATGCTGATGGCGCTAGACATTCCAGAAAAAGAGGCTATGGCTAAATGGTTCGAAAAGATCGGATCAGGCGGCGTGGCCGCCAAAGCAACCATGAGCATTGGCTCATGGCTAAAAATGATCTTTGGGAGTAAACAATGAGCCTCTACAAGAAACGTAAATTAGCTGCGGGTTACCGCAGCACCGAGCCGTCAATGACTGAACAGTCGATGGCGCAGGAGACAGATATCAACGTCATCATCAGCCGCTTCGCAATCAGCCGCACAGTGCCAGGTTCATCCCGGCAACCGATGTCGGGAGATTTCTCGAATCTCCCGACAGACCTCAGAGGCTTCATCGAAGCCGGCAAGCGTTTAGGACAGCTTCGGGCCCGCTTGCCAGAGAAACTGCGCAACATGTCAAACGAGGAACTCTTCGCGTTGACAAGTGAGCAGTTAAAAACTATCTTAACGCCGCCGGCACCTCAGCCGGTGCCTCAGGAGAAGAAATGAAACTCTATGCGTTAAGAGATCGCCTACTGGTGTACTACCTGCAACCCTTCACCGGCCAGCACGATTACGCCGTTATGGCGTCCCTGGCCGAAACAATCAATGGAGACACTGTCCATGCCCTCACGAAAAGCCCACACCACTTCGAGCTCTGGTCGCTCGCAGAAATCGACCAGGAAACCGGTACGGTCACGCCTCGTCTCGAGCTCGTCGGGGACTGCTCTAGCCTCGTTCGAGAAGGTTTTCGGCACGGCCATGGAAGCTCGGGCGCAGAGAGTCAAACGGCTTCAGCGCGTTCAGGAGTACATCAGGGACGCGGAGAGCGCACCGCAGGCC